TCATAAAGTAAATTTAAAATCATGGTCATGCCTCCCTAGTCAATAATTAGCTGGATTCCGCCAGCCATTATAAAAAGTGTGCCTATATTGCTAAAGACACAGCAATAAACACGTTTCCAGCGATTGTCGTGCCTTACCATGTGGATTGTTGGTATTTTCCTGCCGTAGCCTGTTGCCGTATAGCTCAAGCCTTGTTTTTGCCACCATGTAAGCGACTCCCTCGCCTCCAGTGGTGTGCCATCTTTTAAATATAATTCCATTTTGTGTTTCTCCTAGCAGTTAATCAAGACAGCCTCTCGGCTGTTTCGGCTCGTGAAGCCTCATCAGTTGATTTTTTTGTTTATCGTGTTAAGTAGACTTTATGGCGAGGGAATAAAATCTTAACTATCGCAGTAATTGCCGTTTTCATTGACTCTTCGCCACAGCCTCCAATATGGGCAATTTTGTTCGGGTTGCCTGTTTCATGTGCGTAAGGGCTACCATATAAGCCAATGTTGGCTGAATCAATTGCATTGGCTAGGGCTTGGCTCTCTTTATGATATCCCCCACCCCCTGCGCTACCTGTTCCGCTGGTGTATATGCTTTTGTCTTTATTTGCACCATGCACCCACATAGAGCAATAGACCACCGAAGAGCTGAAAGACCTGCCCATGTAAAAACGAGCATCTACTATGCTTTTCAATTGACCAGCTACCAACACGCTGGCGGTGATAGAATTAACCAGCTCTTTGTTGCCGTTGTAGTTTTTGGCATTGTCTGCCCTTTCTGTAAATTTTGCTTTCATGGTGTAACCTCCTAAAAAAATAAATCAATAATTATTAAAATGATGCCAAGCGTTATAACTCCCAGCATCAAGTTGTTAAGCATGGCGGTCTTCTCTTTTAATCCAAGTAGCACCAATGACTGAAACATAAAACTCACGAAAAAAACCAGCGTCATTCATGGCTTTAACTGAAACCTTTCCCTCGCTTGAGGGTTTATGAGGCTTGCTGAAGCTATGCACTATGTAAGGCGCATCATCTCGCAGGTGGACAATGTCGCCAGCTTTAACTTCTTTGCCTGTCTTGTCATATGTTAAGCGCATGATTATTTGCCCCTTAAAGTGTTGCGGATTGAAGTATTAACACCGACCACGCCAAAAGCCAGCATGAATAAATAAATCCATGAGCCGTTAGGCACTAAGACCACGAGAGCCAGCATCACGCAGACGCAACCCATGAGAGCCATTAAAAGGTTGTAGGTGTTATTAGTCATGTTGATTACTCCTTATCATTCGTTGAATGCGGTCTATCATGTCGGAATAGGCACTATAAAAAGCATCGCCCCAGTTGTCAGAGTTATACATAAAATAATTTCCATGAGCCGTTGAGTCTTGCTGGTTAGTAGAAAACTCCCAAGTTATAAACTCGCTTTTCCAAGTGGCAAGAACTATGCCCTCGCTTTCATTCATAAACAAGGCGATAACCTTCGCCCCATTGGCGCAATGACCGCCCACTTCTAATTTAAAATCACTCATAATAATTAACTCCCTCTAAGTCTTCAAGGCTTGAGATTAAGCCATCGAAGTCTTCACTTGAACCAAGTATTGAAGCCATAGCAAACACTGTGCTGGTGTCTATGCCGTAGTCTTCGGCAAGGCTTTCTAAGTAATCCCTGCGACCAGTGAAGCCTTCATCTGTGTAAATACTCATATCGTTACTCCTTAGCAGTTAATAGGCAGGTGGTTAAACATCTCGCCACCTGTTAATTAACATTTTAATGATTGGTGCTTGCTTGTCAATACCCTATGCAATAATTACATACAGACATCACTTAGCCATCACGACCACGAGAGCCAGCGACCAAGATTGAGCAGGTTAATAACGAAGTGAAACAGCAAAAGCAGGCAATAAACACCTATTAAGGCGCACAGGGAAGAGCTATAACCGATTTAAATACTACGGGTAAGGTCATAGCATAGGGAATAGATGACACTTGAACCGAGTCATGCCAGCCGATACTATAACGACAAATAAGGACATACCTATTTTATACCTATGTCAGACGGCAGGATTTTAACTAATAGCGAAGCGGGACAGCCCTATATGAGAAAGCTAACAAAAAAACAAATACAAGAAGGACTAGAACTAATCCCAATGGATAGGCTTCTATTGGGAACTGGTCATAATGTTACCCTAACCGCTAAACAAAAAAACTTTGCCGAAGAACTAGCAAGAGGGAATACGAAGGTAGGCGCATATAGGAAGGCTTATAACACTAAAGGAAAGCCAGCATCACAGCGAACAGATGCCAGCAAGATAGCATCCAATCCCCATATAATCCAATTGGCAGAAAGGATAAGGCAGGCATTAGAGGCGGTGAAGTATCAAACTCCTGCCCACATCAGAGCCTTGACCATTCACGAACTAACTAGGCACGCCATCTCAGAGGACACAGCACCAGCGCAACAAATCAAGGCATTGGAACTACTGGGGAAGATAACAGAGGTTGCATTGTTCACTGAACGCAGGGAAACAGTAGTAACGACAGACAGCGCAGACGCTAGAGTCAAGTTAATGAATGCTATGAAGCTGGCAATTACTAACAGCCAAGCAATAGATGCCGAATATAGTAGCGCTGATGACTTGCTAGCAGAGCTGGCAGGAGGTGATGTAAGCGATGATGAACAGCCCGACCATGAACGAACAGAGGCAGACACAGCGCAGGACACAGAGCAAGGCAGTGCAGATGCTGGAGGAACTGGAAAGGCAGAACAGGCAACCCCACCCACCCCCCAGCCCCAAAAATCAGACGAGCCAGCGCAATTACCCATGCATAGTATTCCACACAATAAATCCCACCCAAATTCCCAACACAACTCCGCCATCCTAGAGGGGGTGGTCTCGGAAAACACGGGTTTTGACCAAAAATAATTATAAAAAAATATGTAAAAAATCCAATGTTAGTGACCGCTCACATAGGTCAGCTGAACCATGTGAATGACCACTAACATAAATTAGGATAAATTGTTGATTTGTATGGGGAAATAGGAAATATTATAGGAAAACACCCCCCCTTATGTTTTTAAATAGGAGTTGAAATGAAAAATATTTTAAAAAATTACGAAGATTTGGGGAAAAGACCCCCATATATATGTGGGTAGAATGATGACACCAGCACAAAAAGAAACCTATCATGTGATAGAGGAATTTTGGTTAAAGTTTGGATTTGGACCAAGCGTGGATGATGTTATGTATATTACCGGTGAGAGTGGTAGAGGTAATGTTAATAGGAAGATGTGGCATTTGGTTAAGATTGGGTTGTGTCGTGGTACTAAGGGTAAGGCTAGAAGTATTAGGCCTTCTACGCTTCGCATAAGGAATATAGAATGATGCTTGAAAAGTTTTTAGCCTCGTTGCCAGAAGGTGACAGAGAGAATATAGAGTTGATAGCGGAGGAGTATAAAACTTCGCTGTTAAGAGAGGGTGGACAAAAGAACTTCATGGCGTTTGTTAAAGCGATGTGGCCAAATTTTATTTTGGGTAGGCATCATGCGTTGATGGCGAAGAAGTTTGAAGAGATTGCCGCAGGAAAAACAAAACGATTAATTATTAATATGCCACCAAGACATACTAAGAGTGAGTTTGCCTCTTATCTGTTGCCGGCATGGTATTTAGGTAAGTATCCTAATAAGAAGATTATCCAATGTTCTAATACAGCAGAGCTTGCTGTTGGCTTTGGTCGTAAGGTTCGGAACTTGGTAGATGGTGAGACTTATGCGAATGTGTTTCCTAATGTAGCACTAAGGTCTGATAGTAAAGCGGCAGGGCGGTGGAGTACTAATGCTAATGGCGAGTACTTTGCTATTGGGGTAGGGGGTACGGTAACGGGTAAGGGTGCAGACTTACTTATCATTGATGACCCCCATAGTGAGCAAGAAGCAGCACTAGCCGCTAATGACCCGACTATATATGATAAGGTGCATGAGTGGTTTACCTCTGGACCTAGACAACGGCTTCAACCCGGTGGCTCTATTGTTATTGTTATGTGTATGACAGGGGATACCAATGTATTAATGGCTGATGGTACAAGTACCCAGTTAAAAAACATTAGAACTGGAGACATAGTAGCTACGTTTGATAAAGGACGGTTAGTAAATAGTAAAGTTAACAATTGGCGGTCAAGTGGTATTGATTCCATATATACAGTACAAACACAATCCGGTAAAATTCTTCGTGCAAACGAGAGACATCCGTTTCTTGTAATGAATGAAGGAGTATTAGAGTGGACAAGACTGAGGGATTTAAAATCGGGAATGTTGCTTGTAGCACTGAAGGATGCCAGCGTCCAGCAAGGTCACAAACAAAACCAGATAAGTGTGCCGCTTGCCAAGCAAAAGCAAGTTATCACAAAAAAAACCCAGACGCACCCTATCAACCCATTGGGCATCATGGAAAGTGGATTGGTAAACAATGTAAATGTGGTAAGCCAGTTGCTTCAAAAGGACTATGCAGCACATGCTATTGTAAACAAAAAGAGTATACAAAAACCCCTAAGCAAGCAAGAGAAAGTAGAATCAAATATAGATACGGGATTACTGTTGAGCAGTATCAAAAAATGGTGGATAAACGTGATAACCGCTGTGATGTATGCGGGGAACATCCTTCATCAAAAAATACAAGAGCGCACTGGAACGGAAAGCTATGTATTGACCACTGCCACGACACAGGAAAAGTTAGAGGATTGCTTTGCAACAACTGCAACCTCGCAGTTGGATACGGGAAGACATCAAGCATACTTGAAAGAGCTGCATCGTATCTCAGATTTTACGATAGACCCGATAGTTAGCATTATACCGTCAGGGAAAGAGGAAGTATTTGATGTTGAAGTAGACCGTACTGAAAATTT